TAAAAAGCAAGAAGAAATTGTTAAAGAAATATATAATATGGTAGATAAAAGCAATAAGTTGCATATGATAATTACAAAGTTAGATAAAGTTATAGAAGAAGAAATAATTAAAGAAAAAAAGTTAAAAGATCCTATTAAAAATATAATAAAAGAATATGAATAATTAATATTGACACAATAGTGAAATGGTGTTAAAATAATAGTGTAAGAAAGAGATAGTTAATAATTGGAGGTAAGTAAATGTATTACGATGGAAATTATTGCGAATTTACACGTTTGGATGGAGAAATAATTACACTTCCAACTTATTATTTAGAGATGGGTGAATATTTAATTAAAAATGGTTTAATAAGCTCTTTCAAGGCTTACAATGATAACAATGTAATTTTAACATCAAGTGCATGTTATGATGAGGCGCAAGCTGAATAAGGGTGAGTGTACTCACCCTTTAGAGTTAGAAAATGATAATACTTAACAAAAGAACTGATAAAATAAAAGAATAAAAAATATTCCCTGTGTTTAGCAGGGATTTTGTTATATAAAGAAATAAGTAAAATGGCTAATCACAAAAAAGATTATAATAGTATATTGAGATCTAAAAGGGAAGAAGAAAAACAAAGATCTTATTTAAAAAGAAATGTAAAAATAACAATAGAAGATGTAAAGAAATTAGAAGAACTAATACAAAAAGAAAAAGAAAATGGTGTGGAAAAAAGTATATTTAAATCAAAAGGAAATTTTATGTATATGATAAATAAACTTTTATATAATCCACATTTAATACCAAGAGAAAGACTATGTTTTAATTATGAATTTACAAATGAATCATGTAGGGGAAGATTAAGAGATGGTCGTGTAATAAGTGTTAAAATGAAAGTAGTAAATAATAAGAAAGTTTATTATATTAAAATAAATGGTAAATTGAGAGATAAAGCTGTAGGTCAAACTAAAGCTTGCGAAAAGATAAGAGATATAATAGGTTTACCGGAAGGATGGGATGATGAGCAAGGAAGTGCAAGAATCTTTACTTAAAGAAATTGAAGATATGCAGCCTATAAAGTCTACTGATTCCAAAGAAGTAATAAAAGAAAAATTAAAGAGTCAAACTGAAGTATTAAATAAATTATATACAATGGATGCTTTTCAAAATCAAATGGCAAGATTAGGGTTTGGACAACCTAATTTAAATGAAGGAGCAGATTATCCTTTAACAAGGATGAGTCAAAATTATAATTTATTTACTTCATTATATAGAAGTTCTTGGATTGTTAGAAAAATAGTTGATGTCTTCCCATCTGACATGGTAAAGAACTGGATAAAATTTAATTCTTCTTTGGATCCTGAAAAAATAAGTAAAATTAATTCAGTAATAAGAAAGACAAAAACAAAAGAAAAAATAAAAGAAGGGTTAAGATGGGCAAGACTTTATGGTGGTGCAGCTGGTTTAATATTAATTGATGGTGACGAAGATTTAACTGAACCTTTAGATTATGATGCTATAATGTTGGACGATTATAAAGGTTTGTTAATATTTGATAGATGGAATGGGATTTATCCTGACATAGAGTTAGAGGATGATATATCTGATGAAGAATATGGTTATCCTAAATATTATTCAATATCATTATCCGAAGCAAATAGTAATTTAATGTTATCATACAATAAACAAGACTTAGTAAAAGTACATCATTCAAGAATAGTTAGATTTAACGGCAGAGATTTACCTTTATGGGAAAGACAAGCTGAAATGTTTTGGGGTGAATCTGAAATTGAGATAGTTTTTGAAGAATTAAAGAAAAGAGATAATACATCAGCAAATATAGCTTCTTTAATATTCCTTGCAAATATAAGAGTATTAAAGATGAATGATTTAGGACAATTGTTAGGAGCAAGTACACAAAAGGCTCAAGAAAACCTGTATAAAGTATTACAAGCACAGAACCAATTAATGTCTAACATGGGTATATATGTTATGGACAAGGATGATGATTTTGGATCAGAACAATATAGCTTTGGTGGATTAAATGATATATATGAATCATTCATGTTAGATATTGCAGGTGCTTGTGAAATGCCAGTAACAAAGTTATTTGGTAGAGAGCCTGCTGGATTTAATTCTACAGGTGAGAGTGATTTAACACAATACTATGATACATTAGAAGAAAAGCAAGAAACTTATTTGCAACCAATAATTGATAAATTATTACCAATTATATTTATGTCTACATTAGGTGCAATACCTGAAGACTTGGATTGGGAGTTCAATCCATGTATGAATGTAAATAGCAAAGATCTTGCTGATTTAGCACAGTCAATGGCGTCTCCTATATTTGAAGCATTTAATGCAGGGCTAATAACTAAAGAGATTGCATTAAAAGAATTAAAACAACAAAATGAAAAAACCGGAATGTGGTCAAATATAACTGATGAAGATATAAAAAATGCAAAAAATGAGGATAACTCAGGAGAGTATACTAATGAAGAACAAGAATCTTTAATGAGTGAGTTAAATCCTGAACAAAATGATATGGAAGAAATATATAATGAAAATATAAATACACAAAAAGTTAGTGATTCAGGTTGGAGAGAAAGAGTGAAAGCTATACTTAGAAAAAAGGTGTATTAAAATGTATAATAATATTTATGGTATTAAAGATTGTATCAATGAAATAAATAAGGATTTATTGAGTGTAAGTAATGATATGTGTAATTTAAAGAATATGTTTAATAAAAGAATAATGACATTTGATTCTAATTTTGTAGAGAGGCAAAAGAATGCTAAAGTTTCAAATAACTTCTCAAAATTTAAAGTTGGTAGAAAAACCAAGTAGAGATATAGTTGATAATCAAATAAATTTTTTGTTAGCAAATTTTGTATTTAGTGAAGAATGGACAGATATTAAAAAGTTAGTTCAATTTACTCAAGAAAGAGAAAAAGGCAATTGGTTAGTAAATATAGATTTAGGTACATCCAATGATGTGACTATTAAAATGCCAAATAATATAAAAGCAGGAATACTAAACATTGCTTGTTATGGTGAGATTACAGAGGAAGATGAAAATGGTGTAAAAGATTTCATAAAGAAAGTAGGAACAACAAGTTATAGTATTCCAATTGTTGAATCTGGTATAGATGAAGATGACTTAGAAATTGATATTGTTGGTGATAAGAATTATGTACATGAACAGATGCAAGCATCTAATGAATGGAATATAAATCATAAATTAAAAAAATATCCAAGTGTGTCAATTATAGATAGTGCAGGTACAAATGTAATAGGAGAGGTTACATATTTGGATGAAAATAGTTTGAGAATAAATTTCTCAAGTATAATGAGTGGTAAGGCATTTTTAAATTAAGAATTGGGGGGGCTAAAATGATATACTTAGTTAATTTAAATTTATCAGGGAACGAATTGCAAAATGCTGTAATACAACCTGTTGGTGTGTTACCTGGAAGTGCAAAAGAAGGTCAAATTGTTTATAATTCTTCTGAAAAGAATTTATATATTTATAATGGATCAGCATGGAAAGTTGTTGGAAAAGAATATACTTTACCTGTTGCATCTTCAAGTACTTTAGGTGGTATTAAGGTAGGTGCAGGGCTTGCAATAAATGATGGTGTTCTTAGTGCAACAGGTGGTGGAGTTGCTGATGCTGTAGATTGGTCAAATGTACAAAACAAACCGGAAGGTCTTGTTATAGATGAATCATATGTGCATACGGACAATAATTATACTAATGTAGAAAAGACAAAATTAAGTGGTATTCAAAATGGTGCAGAAGTAAATGTGCAAGCTGATTGGAATGAATCTTCAAGTTCATCTGATGCATACATAAAAAACAAACCAACAATCCCTTCAACAGCTGCAGAGGTAGGAGCAATACCTACAAGTGAAAAAGGGTCAAATAATGGAGTTGCTACATTAGATGGTTCAGGCAAAGTTCCTGCTGCACAATTACCTTCTTATGTAGATGATGTTGTTGAATATGATAATAAAACAGCATTTCCACAAGCAGGTGAAGATGGCAAAATATATATAGCTAAGGATACCAATTTAACATACAGATGGTCAGGAACAGAATACATAGAAATTTCACCAAGTTTAGCATTAGGTGAAACAAGTTCAACTGCATATCCTGGTGATAAAGGTAAAATTGCTTATGATCATAGCCAAGTAAAAACAGGAAATCCTCATAACACAAAGTTTAGTGACTTACTTGATAAACCAAAGCTTGTTAAAATACAGGAGGATACATTACCTACAACAACAAATACAAAAACAGTTACAATTGCAGGAGGAAAAATATTCTCCACAATGGTGTATGATTCTGTAACTTTTGAAGAGGTAATTGTCGATAAAAAATATGATGCAACAAGAGCAAATGTTACAATCACTACAGCAGCAAATCCTACAAATGCATTGGCCATTGTTGTCTCATATATAGAAATATAATATTAATATATGTCAGAGGCTTCAGATTTAATTACAATAAATTATTTATATCTTATTACATTTTTCCATTAATAAAAACAAAAGTTCATTATGGATTAATTTGAAGTCTTATTTTTTATATGGTGATTGAAAATGAAAAATTTAAGCAAAATAGATGAACAAAAAGATGTTATTGATAAGGAATATGTAGATAATAGTGTTGCAGTAAAAGCTCCAGCTTATACTTATAGTACGACAGACCTTACTGCTGGAACAAGCCAATTAGAAACAGGAAAGCTTTATTTTGTGTATGAATAGGGTGAAAAATAAATGGCCAAAAATGCATATGTTGGTGTAGACAATAAGGCAAAGAAAATTAAAAATATTTATGTCGGCATAGAAACTCAGGTTCCTGTTTATGGAAAGAAACAAATTACTTTCAGTCGTGAAAACATAAATGAGTTTTTTACGGTACAGAATAATTCAGCGTATCCGTTTGAGATAAACTCCAGCACGACCAATCAGGTTGGGTTTGTACCGGGAAACATTGGTATAAATAGTTCTACGTCACAGATCATACTTACAGCAAATCAGGAAATTGTACTAAAAAAGATTTATGCTCAATATTATACGGAACAAGCATATGACAAACTTACCATATCAATTAATAGTAGCAATATAGTTAATCAGGCTTCAGGCAAAGACACGTATGAAACAATTGAGATTAGGACGTTAAGTGCAGGCGATAAGATAACTATGAGTTACGTAAAAGACAGTTCTAATCACCACTCCAGCGAAACTATGACTAATATTATTATTACATGCGCACCTATTACAGTTGAAGCTATTACAGGTTATGAAACAAAACCGGTCGCCAGAAGGATAAAAAAGGCTTATGTTGGTGTGAACGGAAAAGCAAGATTATGTTATTCAGGGGACGAAGGATATAGCAAACTAAAAAAGATAGCTCAGTACAAGTTCAACGATCAACCTAATGATATAACGTATGTTCCAGGTGAAGACGGTTGCTATATTGGTACAAATGGTGGTCGTGTGTATAAGTTTAATAATAATGCACAAATAGTATGGCAAAAAAGTGTATTTGATGAAATTGGCTATATACGTTCAATTAGGCCATTTGATAAAGATGGTGGTGAAGTTATGATTGGTGGAACGAAAAAAGCTACAGCACTCAATCATGATGGAAGTACTTATGGTTATGAATATGAATTTAGTATGACAGCTAATGGAGTATATATATCCAATCAAAGAGGGGAAGCAGTTGAAACAAATTATGCTTTATATAGTCAAAAATCATCAGGTATATATTCATATTCATATAGATGGACGGATTATTTTAGCGAAAGACCAATTTCAGGCAATGGTATTTTAAATATAAAAGAGATCAAATGTTTTGGTTCTTATCATGTTGATCGCAACCTTAGCCCTGATAATAGTGTTAGGCATTTTGTAAGTTATATTGATTTTAATGGGGATCGTGCATTTGAGATATTCTACGGAGGAGGTTCAATTGGTAATGAGTTTGAATTGTCAACACAGACAACTACACCCATTACAGCAATAGGCTCATTTGGGAAGAGTGGGATTAAGTTGTTAGTCGGATATGGAAATGGATTGTTAGAATGTCTAGATGTATCCACTATACCTTATTCCGTTGTTTGGAGAAACAGAATATCAGATCAAGGAGCAATAACATCAATTTCCGTAGGGGAAAGAATTACGATAGTATCATATAATTACGGAAAAATTAGGATATACGATACTAATACCATGAATGAGATTGAAAATGATGGAGACTATGTGAAAAGAATTACAGCAATTTCTCAAGGTGATACTAATGATCATATTGTTTATGTAATAAATGGAACCGGAGGGAGTGGAGAAACAAGTAATTCATTATGTGTATTTGAATATCAAAATTAGTGAAAACTGAAGAGGTGTGCAAAATGAAAATTCTTAGTAAAATAGAAAATGCTAATGATATTCCAAGCAAAGAATTTGTTGATCAAAAGATAGTTGGTCTTACTGAACAAGAATATGAACAACTTGAAGAAAAAAAAAA